TACCTGTAGGTAACCAGCATCATAAGTAGCTGTGAACGTAGTCTGACCTGCTGTAGCTGTATGCTCAACACTGTTCTCTACACCATTTACTGATGAACCAGCATTTACCCAGCCAGAACTATCATAAACCTTCATTACACCATTAGTAGTGTCGAACCATAAGTCACCACTATCTAGGCTAGTTGTAGGTGCTGTAGCTGCTACTCGGTACTGACCTTGGAAAGTCGTTAAGGTTGAAGCTGCATTTGTTTCTGAAGTCGCTGCATTAGTAGCACTAGTTGAAGCGTTAGATGCTTGAGTTGTCGCTGTTGTAGCTGATCCTGCTGCGTTAGACTCACTTGTCGCTGCGTTAGTAGCTGATGTAGCTGCCGCTGTAGCTGAAGTAGTTGCTGAGGTTGCTGCGTTTGTAGCAATAGTCTCAGGCTCTTCCCAAGCGCTACCGTTATAAAATCTTAGACCTGATGAAGTAGTGTTCCAATACACAACACCTGTTAACAGTGCGTTACCATCATTATCTACTGTTGGATCAGATGCTTTAGCACCTAAGTATCTATCATCAAAGTTATCAAATACTGTTTGTACTGAAGCTAGAGATGTCGCTGCGTTTGATGCGCTTGTAGCCGCATTAGTCTCACTTGCGGCGGCGTTTGTAGCGCTTGTAGCTGCGTTCGTAGCTTGAGTTGTAGCTGTAGTCGCTTGAGTTGTAGCTGTCGTAGCACTGTTAGTTGCATTCGTAGCTTGAGTCGTTGCTGTTGTAGCCGACCCTGCACCACTAGTGGCTGAGGACGCTGCATTACTGGCTTGAGTTGTCGCTGTTGTAGCTTGAGTTGTTGCTGTACTAGCTGATCCTGCTGCGTTTGTCGCTGCTGTTTCTGCTGCAACTCTATCTGCGTCAGCCCCTGCTTCAGATGCCGCTGCTGCGCTAGCACTTGCTGCGGATGCTGTAGCACTGTTAGCTGAGGCTGTAGCACTGTTAGCTGAGGCTGTAGCACTGTTAGCTGAATTAGTTTCAGCGGTCTCTGCATTAGTTTCAGCTGTCTCAGCTTCTGTTTTAGCTATTACCGCTTGTGCGTAAACGCTATCTAATTCAGCTTTAGTTGCACCTTTTGTAAGATTTACATTCACACCCATATCTACCTCACCTTGTTATCTATATGTATTCTACCAGAAAGTAGTTTATCGTATTTGTTGTCACTGATCTTCTTCACATACACACTATATTCTTCTAAATTAGTCAATAACTTAGCTGTGTTCGCCTCAGAGATAATCATCTCATACTGTTCACTTGTAGCATTATGTGTGAACTGAAGCTCACCGATAGATGCACAATTAAAGTAACAGTTATAATCTGGTTCTAAGTCTGTACCAGCTACAGTATCAAAGTTTAAATTAAACTCGTACCTGTATCCTGGCTCAACATAAATATCTAATATTTCTTTTGCCATTAGTAGTAATATCCTTTGACAGTTTCTGTCTTATCCATAAAGTTAAGGCTGCTATTCTTTTTCAAGAACTTCATAGCACCTTGGAACATAGACCAGAAGTATTGAGCTTTCTGGAACTGCTCCATATCTGTGTCTTTCTCATACGCCTTACTTAGAAGGAAGTATGTGTATGACTCTTCATCACCACTTCTAACCTCATCATTTAGATTGTCGTCCGCAGGAAATGCGATATGCTTGAGTGTAATCGTTGTACCGCTAGCAGGGGTATTAACATAAATAGTATCATAATCCATAATAATGATAGCATCACTATCGCCATCGCCGCTACCATCGTCAGGGTAAAGCGTTCTATTGTTTTTCTCATTGTCTTTTGCTGAAATGTATCTAAGTACACCTGTTACGTTATACTCATAAACACCATCAGATAAAGATACAGTTGTGGTTGTAGGGTTCTCTTTACGCTCGGAAGATAAATATCTTTTACATTCATTGTAAAGATCGATAAATTCAGAGTCACTCCAGTAGACTGCATCAGCGTCTTGAAGTTTGTCCCTTGCCTTAGCAATTAGTTCTCTAAGTGTCATTGTATATCCTTATGTGATGATGGCAGAGCCGAAGCCCTGCCATTTTTTTAAGTAGCGATGTTGAACTTGATCGCGCCGTAAGACGAACCAGAAGAGTTATCATCAGTACCATCGTGCTTAGCTAATGCTACACCACGAACAGAACCGATCATAAAACCTGTCTGGTTGTCATAGTCGAACGTGTCTTCACCGTACATAATCTCTTGACCGTAACCAAGAAGAACAGCGTTAGCACCCATAAGAACTGGAGCACCTACTGCTACTGAGCTATGCTCATGAACGATAACACCGTTAAATACACCTAATGCACCTGTAAAGATAGGGTTGTCCATACCTCTGTTAGCTGCATACTGGTTGAACGTTTTAAAGTCAGAAGACTTACGGAACGCTGCTGCATCAGACGGGTTAACTGCTAGTACGAAATACTCTTCGCCGCCCTCAACCTTAACAGGCTCGATCTTACGAGTTGTCTTACTAGCTGCAATATTGTTAGCAGATGGAAACATTGCTTCCTTCTTCATATCAACAATCGCATCATAAGTCACACCAGTACCAGTGATAACACTAGTCTTAACTAGGTCACAAGTCTGAATCGCTGTAAAAACAGCCTGGTCTTCGTTATAAGCCAACCAATCAGTTAATTGAGCTTTAGCGTCATTACGCATGTTGAAAGCAACTCGCTTCTCATCCATCAAACCAGCAATCTTAATTGATTGACGTAGCTGATCGATAACTACACGTTGGTAGTTGTAGCTCATCGCTTCATTGTTTACAGTGTAAGTACCTGATGCTTCACCCTCAAGAGGAGTGTTACCAGTTACACCTGATGTACCACGAATAGTGTTAGAAAAACCGAAAGTAACCGCATCACCCGCTTTCTTAGTTAGATCGCGTTTTACAGCTACGATTGACTTACCGCCAACACCTTTAAATTTGCCGAAGAAAGTTTGCTCTTGGTAGAGCTTAAACAGATCGGCATTCCATTGTTCCACAGTTAAACCGTGAGTTGTTGCAATACTTGTGCTTGCCATTTTTATTACCTCATATTAGTATTATTTACATTCCACCAAAAACTGAAGTAAAACCATCTTCTGAAGCACCTTTCTTGTTAGTTGACGCGCTACCAAGTGAGCGCATATTAGGAGGTATTTGCTTTTTCGGGGTGTCTTTATCGATCCCTAATTCAGACAATACCTTATCTCTAATCTCACTCTCAAGCTGCTCCTTCTGCTGCTTATCATTCAATTGTTTGGTTTCCAAATTGGCTTTTAAGAATGTATATGCTGTTTCATACGGTCGAGGACTATTATTGAACTCTTCCATAAACTCAGGGTTCGTTTGAAACGCATCCTGAATCGATTCAGCATTTACAACATCGAAATAGTCCGCGTTCTTCATAGCATACGCGTTCTCATCGATCCTTAAATTTGCCATCTGGAGTTGATTTAATAGTGCCTTATAATTCGCTTCAGGGTCTTCCCAAAAGTCATCTTCAGACGCTACCGCATCATCTCCTACCATTTTTTCTGCTTTTTCTGGCTTAGCTTGTCGAAGCTCATTAATATATTTGTCTTTATCACTAATACGTTTATTTGCTTTTTCAAGTTCAGCCTTCAAAGCTGTTATTTCGTCTTCTGAGGGTTCTGTGTCAGCTTTCGCTGTGTCTGTTTCTTCAGCCTCTTCTGGTACTTTACCATCCTCATCAAGGGTAGGTGTATCAGAATCGATTTGTTCAGGGTTTTTCGAATCATCGTCCATCACTGGAGTAGAATCATCAGAGCCAATCCCTAGGTCTTCCATTAACGAAGCCACTGGACTCTTATCTTCTTGGGTAGCCATAAGCATCCTTTTCTTTTTGTTACTAAATACACTATACCATAAAATATAGTGCGTTGTTTGCTACGTTTAAACTCCAGCTAGAGTACAACTAGGGTTAAATAACACCACCCATCTTGTCTTTTACTTTAGACACCTCTTTGTCTACAGCTCTCGCTGTTTGAATCTGTACAATCTGACTGTCCTTCTGCTGCACCTGACCGCCAAGCTGTTCTATCTGTTTAACCATCTGCTCCATCTGCTCTTGAGCTTGTTGCAACTGACTCTCCATCGCATAATACTGCTTCAAGTCTTCTGCTAACTGGTGCTTATCTTTGATCGAGCTGTAGCGTAACAACACCTCCATCGGAATCGGACGAGATGTTTGACCTTGTATCTGCATAAGCTGAGCGAACTGCTCTTCACGCTCGTTAAGCCCTCTAGGTGCATCCTCAATAATAACGTCAACGTCATCGTTGGTCATATCGTTAAGCTTAGCCAGAGTACCATCGTCTAACAACTTGACTTGGTTCAACGGCATAAACGCATACTTGCCATCTGGTTGAGTAATGCGAACGATACGCTGCTCACCGTAAAACTCTGGCACAAGCTTCATCGTAATCTCTGCTAGGTCGAATCGAGCGATGCGTAACTTATTAAGTACAGGAACGATCGAGTTCTGTGCCTGAGCGATAGACAAATTTGCCTTTTTAGCTGACTCATACTGAGACGCTTGACCCACGAACGATGGATTAAGCCCTGCTGAGTACAGAATATTGTCTTTAGCGATCTGCATCATCTGAATATGAGTAGATGCTAACGCTGTGTTGTCAACAATCTGAACTTTACCTGTAGCAAGTGCGCCATCAGCTAATTTAGTAATTCCATCAGGCTTAGCTAATGTCTTCTTCGCATCATTCCAGTCAACGAACGCGTCCTCTTCAGCCATAACCTGCTTAGCGTTAAGATAATGTAGTGCTTTAGAATGACGTTTATTAACCTCATCCTGAGCTGACACCATCTGCTTAACAAGACCATAAGGCCTATTGTCAAGGTCTCTTGAAACTGTATATTGAACAAATGGGAAGCGATTCATCTTATATGGTGCTTTCTGCTCGTACAACACCTGACCTTTAACCCAGATAACCGTGCTGACGTTACCGTCCTCATCTCTGTACCAAGTATTAATCAGTCGTGGACGAGTTCTGTCACCACCTGCATACCAAATCTCATCATCTGAGCTTGACTCAAAACTAATCACACCTGATGCTGCTGTCTCAACCGTACTTGTCTCTGCTTTGTAGTTAGGGAACTGGGCTTTAACCATATTCTCATCTGTATATACAGCGTAGTGTATATAACGTGAGTCTCCTAGATCATCTCGCTTAGAGTAACCATCTGAGAACATATCTCGATAGTCAATAAACGAGTGCATTAAGTCAATCTCATCAGAAGATGTGTCTGCGTAAGCGTACATCCAACCTCTACCAACAACAAACGCATCCTTGATCATCCGATCAAGCTCATCATCTGTTTTGGAGTTGTAGGTAATGTAGTTATACAATTGTGTTTTAGCCTGAGCTAACTGCTCATCGTCTAATGTGCGACCAGCCATACTAACTTTAGGTCTGTTTTGACGTTCTGCACCGATCACAGAGTCAATGGAAGGTTTAATGTGGTTATAAGTGGTTACTGCTTGACCTCTGTCTTGCAACTGCTCGATCTCTTCAGATGTCCAGTGTCTACCGTGATAGTAGTCGTACCAAGTTTTAGCGTTATCTCGCCACTCCTTATCCCAACTAACTGAATCAGCAAACCAATTAGTAACTTGTTCTAAAAGTTTCTCACCTTTTAACTTACTTATTTTAATGTCTTCCATATTAAATAATTTTCCAACTAGGTTTAGAGTGATTATTAAACGCATTTTCATAAAAATCACGCGTTCTTCCTGATATTTTCACTATTTCTCTCGGATATTTTACTCTATTTAAGAAAAAACTTAAACCATCACTCCTATCGTCATGAGATGTCCTACCAAACAACAACAACTCCCTCTCTAATTCTACTTGTTCTTTATCACTCTTGTTATGAAATATCCTACCTGCCTCATAAAGTGGTTGCAGTTGCTCAATTCTAGCCTCTTTTGTACCTGCGTGGGAAGAAATCTCTTCAAACGGAAACTTAATACTCCGTCTCTTCATGTCATCACGAATCTCAAGGTACATCGCTCTTTGCGCTGCTATCGTCTCCATCCACACCTTACGCGGGTTATACTTCTTCACCAGATTATACAACAATCTCCTGTTGTTGGACGGTGTATCTCTGTTAGCAATAACTTTAACCACGTACCAGTCCTCGTTCGAGTCTGTTGCCAACACGATCAACGCCGTTCTATCAGCCCTTTGCCTCTTACCTATACGATTAGGCAACGCAGGGTCATAGGCAATGTACACGTTCATCCTCTTAAGGTCAAGCTGCGCCATATTAAAATACTGGAAGTTCTCTTGCTTGAACGTAGCCTCATCATCCGCCACCATCGGGTTGTTATGATACTCAGCGTAA